ATTCCATCCTGGAAACAGTCTCTTCTTTGAAGCAAAAAGCACGAGAAGCCAATCAGGATTACGAAAACAGTCAGACTCATGTTTTAGAACTTAAGGCCTTTATAAAACAGAAGAATTTTGAGAAACAATCACTCTCAGACATCGTTAGCAAGCAAGAAAGTCTAGCCGATAAGATATCTATGGCCAATAAACAGATCTTAGAGGTTCAGGAGAACCTAGACAAAATAACTGAAACCGTAGAGGTTCTACAGACAGCCTCACAGATCCTTTCCCCCACTGGGGTTCCTGCTTATGTGATGGACGCTGTCATACAGAATTTAAATGACCGCATACAGGACGCCATACAGTCAATATGGCCAAACTCCTACTACGAATTACTGTCTTTTAAGGAGAATAAGTCTGGTTCTGTATCTTCTAAGATGTCGGATTCATTGACTATAGATGGTATTAAGCGGTCGTTGGGGTCTCTGTCTGGCGGTGAGCGCAGATGTCTTTCTTTAGCTATAGATTTTGCACTAGCAGAAATTGTTTCTAGTTACACTGGTGCAAATCTTAACCCATTGATACTAGATGAGCCCTTTGACCATCTAGACGCGGCCAATCGCACGCGGGTAATTGATCTTCTGCGCAATATGAGCCAGAAACGGTGTATAGTAGTTATAGATCATGCGTCAGAGGCGAAGACAATGTTTGATCGCTCTGTGACGGTAACAAAACGAAACGGCATATCGACCATTAAAGATGAGATCATTAATTAAAAAATTAAATGAGATTAATGACTTACTTAAGGCGAGCTTAATGCCTAGTTTAAGGATGCCGTCGCTTGAGCCGCCTAAACCCCCGAAAATACCGTCGATGGCTCCTAAGTCCAAAAAGAGTCCTCTTAAGATTGCGCAGCAGGTCAAAACCCCAGATGCAAAAGATTTTGCTATGGGACAAGCAACTGCGCAGATCAAGGCGAATACTAACCCTCTCGCGTATACGGCGAAATCCGAGGGAGAGTCCTATCACTATCACATCGTTCAAAACGGCCAACGGATTACCGATAAGCCTCTAAGTATCTCAGAAGTTAATACCAAGCATGGCGGGGTAAAACGTCTAGAGAACGCTGGCTTTCGTCTGGTTCCGGTAGTTAAAGAAAAACTAAAACTAGAAAAGAATGGTCAGTGGTCTCTCGTTAAAGAATAACGAAAAGGCCCCCTAAAAATGAAAACCATCCTTGCGCTAGATCCCGCTCATAGCACCGGTTATGCTGTGGCTAAAATTGACGGCGATAAATGTAATATCGTAGAATACGGCTTCATCGACGTAGATTCTTCCTCTATGTATATCGGGGATTGGTGCCTGGATCTGCAGAAACGCGTCTCTAGCATACAGGAAAGGGTGATGGCTGATGAGATAGCTGTTGAGGATTATTTTTTCAGTTCTAGGTTTGTTTCTGGTACAAATGTTAATCCAGCATACCGTACTGCTCTTCATATGTGGGCTAGAGATAAGGGTTTACACTATGAAGTTCTCAATATCTCTAACTGGAAGGTATTTGTAGCAGGACGATCTACCCCTACAAGAGAGCAAAAATTGCTGTGGGGTAAAGAGCCAGCTAAGAAACTGATGATCGTGCAGGCGCTTTGGGAAAGATTTGGTATTCGCTTTCCAAACCACAGTATCTCAGAATCTACCGGTAAACCCATTATCTTCCGGTTTGACGTTGTTGATGCAGTAGCTCAAGCTATGTATGCTGCGTTTTTGCGACATAGATGTAAAACTTTCACTTCCTCAGTGCTGATTCCACCAGATGTCGTCTTCAAGAAGACGAATAAAAAACAGTTTTTATACGATACATTAGTATAAATATATTCGATCTATAAAACTTTTACTTTACTAAAGTAAAGAATTTAAAATTCCCCATAAAGGAGTCTGAAAATGGTCAAGAACAAGATCGACTACGGCAAAGCTAATAGCACCCTGTCTAAGGCCTTTGTCGAGAACCACGCCAATATTTCTGAGGATGAAGCGGAGCATCTCATTGCTAAAGCTGAGCAAAAAATTAAGGCTTTAAAAGAAGAACAAGCTCTAGACGAGAAACTAACGGCTGCTAAGCAAATTATTAAAGATTTAAATAGCGGATATTCTTCGGTAATTAAGGTGGAACGCGCTAAGATTGACTTTCTCTTAAGCAAGATCAACGAGATCGAATCAGGGGAGTTTAATCCCACCTCCGGACTAAATTACCTCTAAGAGATTAATATGACTACTTTAAAATCATTATATCTTGATGGCTCATCTGGTCTTAATGGTCAGCTTTTGGCTGCTTTTGAGTTAGGTCGTCGTTTTATCCTTCCACAATACGATGACTTAACTTTAGAAAATGCCGTAAATGTCTCTACGACATCTCCGATGTTTACCATCCAGAATAGCGGATCAAATGCAGCAATTCTTCCCGGCTACAAGATACGCTATCTAGATAGCGGAAGCTTGATAGAATTGACCGTAGCATCAACTGTCGTATCGGGATCTACGTTTGACACGACAGTTGTTCCACCGGATGCTGTCACTGGTAAGGCTCTTCGTTACTCTAGTTTGCGTCCATCTTCATATTCAACGCTTTTAACTGGGCTACAAGCCGCTGCTGCTGCTGGAAATGCGGTATTTTCGGTGTCTGTTCCAACGGTCGATAATACTCAGTATTTGCGCCTAAGAGGGCTTTATCTAAAAGCATATTTTGCCGGTATTTATTATGCTTTAGATAAAGAAGGCATCTTTAATACCTACGAAGTTTCTTTAGCTCTAGATACCTCAGATACCACTACAACAAGTATAGTATTTAATTTTACTTTTACCTATAGTTAATAGCACATATAGGTATCTCATGTAAAATCCCCCGTAGAAATACGGGGGATTTATGCTTTGGGAAGAACAGCGTAGATTATTTGAAGAGATGATAGAGCAGGAGAGGATTCTCCTTGAAGGTAAGGGTCGCGAATATGCTGGCGAAGCAGATTGTCTAGCAAATTTCAAAGACTGCGACTCTATCGGACTAGATCCCCAAAAGAAATTATGGGTATATTTATCTAAACATCTATCATCCATAGCCTCGTACATAAAAAACGGGCAGGAATACTCCAACGAGTCGATAGAAGGCAGAATAGCTGATGCTAGGAACTACTTGGCGTTACTATATATGCTGATACGCGAACAGAAAAACGCCAAACCGATTAAGGTATGTCAATGCGGAAAAAGTCAGAAGTAAAAGCAGCCGATAAAAAGACTTACATAACAAAGCATTACGCGCGTTTAGCCAAGAAATTAAAGCGCGATCTACGTATGCAAGATCTACAAGATGTTGGCATAACAAGGGATATGATCAGCCATCATTTTGGTTCTCTTACTCTTCTGGAGAAGAATGCTCGAGATGAGTATCCAGATAATTTCTTTGACGTTACCGTAGAAAGCATCTATTCGCCCAAGGCCATTGCAGATCTTCGCGAAGAGGTTGCGTCATCAAAACGATTCGTCGTCACGACTGCAGTAAATGGCTGCGAGGTGCATCCCAAATTTCTAGCATCCATCAAGAATTATTGCAAGTTAAATAACGCTTCACTTCTGATTCTCGTAGCCTCCGATCCTGCTGCAAGTAGAGATAAGGCGTGGGGTACGATTTCTTCTAAACTAAAGGATGAGACGATCGTACTAGAGGATACTCGTCTAAATTCCAACGTCTTCCTTTCAACCATCAAGTTATCAGCTAAACATATTGATCCAACAACGGGTTTAGGGCGCATTGGACAACGCAACGGTACTTTTATCTATGCATCGCCAAAACAGCGTCTTAAAGCTGTACCTGTTTCCAATAGTTCTCTACCTCATTTTATGATGACCACTGGCGCCATAACGGTGGCAAACTATAATTCTGAACTATATATGTCTCAGAGAACGGCGTATATTGCCGAGCATGATCACGTTCTTGGCGCTGTGGTGGTTGAGATCGTAGACGATAAGCGATATCATTTTCGTCAAATCCAATCTGATTCAAGAGGCAATTTTTACGATCTAGGAAAAAAATATTCGCCGACAGAATGTGCCACGGTTCAACCGGAGGCTTTCGTGCTTGGTGACTGGCATGCAGGATCCACAGATCCTGCTGCTAAGAAGGCGTGGTTTGAAATTTCCCAATTAACACGGCCTAAACGAATATTGTTACACGATGCTTTTGACGGTATATCTATAAACCATCACGAAAAGAACTACAAACTATTAAAAGCCAAGCGAGCTGAAAGCAATCAGCTCTCTCTTCAGAATGAGCTAGAGATCCTAGCAAACGATATCCAGGAGATTGCGACCCTCACAAACGAAGTTGTGGTAGTAAAGTCAAATCATGATCAGTTTCTTGAAAGATATCTTCAAGAAGCAAAATATGTAGACGATCCACAAAATCACCGTATAGCTTTACAACTTGCCCTTCAGATACTAGATGGAAACGATCCTTTAAGGTACGCAGTAAGCGATATGCTTGTCTTAGATGCTAAGACGAAATCTAAAGTAAAATGGCTATCTATCGATAATGATTATCGCATTGAGGGCATACAGTGCGGCGCACATGGTCATCTTGGTGCTAATGGGTCTAGGGGCTCCATAGAAGCTATGGAAACTGCATATGGTTACTCTGTAACCGGCCACTCCCATACGCCGCAGATTTTGCGCGGTGCATGGTGTGTGGGGACGTCATCTTTGCTGAAACTTGATTACAATAAAGGCGTATCTTCATGGTTACATTCCTCATGCCTCATTTATCCCGGTGGATCTAGGCAACTTATAAATTGCATAGATGGACAATGGAGATTGGGCGATCTTGCTAAAACTACTCGCCGTAAACCTTAAGCGTACTAGAATGCGCGTTGCATCTTCGTATAATCTGATCGTTCCCAAACACTGGAGATCAGATGAAAGCTTATCTATATCTCGACACAGAGACTACGGGTCTTGCGCCGGCAGTAAATGACGTTATCCAAGTAGCATGTGTACCTGTGATTGATGGTGTCACGCATCGTTCGTTTAATGAGTTCTGCCAGCCCCTGAACTGGAAATCTATTGATCAAGCGGCAATCCAGATTCACGGTATTACCGAAGATAGGATGAAAACCTTTCAACATCCATCTGAGCTTTTAAAAAAGCTTACAGAATATCTTTCTAGTTTTGGTGTCAAATTCATACTCGCAGGCTATAATACGAATTTTGACAAATCGATGATGGGTGCAATGTTCGCCAAGAATGGGCGATCCAAGGATTATTCCCGTTTTTTTCTCAATGAAACGCGAGACGCTTACGCACGCGCTAAGGCTATCAAAGATAAACTGAAATCGCAAAAATTAAAGCTAGCTAATCTAGCTGAAGAATTTGGTATACAGATAAATGCGCACGATGCCTTGAGCGACATTTTCGCCACGATTGAGGTAGACCGTCGTCTTTCCGAATTGATCGGCGATGAGTTTGAGGAGGTGGCGATACGCAACAACGTCTTGCCGCTGAATCTACCAGAACTGCCACAACTGCATCTCCATTCTGAGTTCAGCAACACGGATTCCGTAATATCGGTAGAGGATTGGGTAAGTTGGGCCGTGTCTAAGGGTATCAAAGGTCTCGCGTTTCCGGACCATAACTGGGCAGCTTCGCTGTATAAAGCTATCAATCCCAAACTCGTGGTCGACAAGGTCAACAAAACTCACAAGACTGCCATATCTGAATCAGACTTCACCATCGTGCCGGCCATAAGTCTAAACGTTACCGCCGTGGATCTTGGTTTAGATCAGCCATTCCGATTAAACGCCTGGGCGACATCGAACGCTGGATACAGTAATCTTCTGAAGCTGGCATCGCTTGGCTGGGATTCATCCATAGATGACGCCGATGTGCCGCTAGCAGTCGTAGACTTAAAAGAAGTGGAGAAACACAAAGATGGCGTCACGTTCGGCACCGGATGCGAAGGTGGAGTACTTGGCAGTTACCTTCGGCTTGGTGAAGATTCTGGGAAACCTGAAGATATCGTCGATGAGATCAGACGCCGACTTGATAGTTTGGTGCTTGAACTTCTTCCATTCGATGTGACGAAATACTTCGATAAAGGCCTTGGGTTCCGCAACTACCCAAAAACACAATCGGTACCAGATGGTAACCTGACTAAGGCTATAAATAACTTAGCCATCAACTTGGCTAAGCAACTCAATATACCGATAATTGTGTCGACGGCGGCGCATTTCATAGATCCCGATGATAAGGTGCTGCAGGATGTGGTTTCAAAGTCCTCCTTTAAGGACAAGCGATTCTTCTACGACTCGCGCCATCAAAGATCGTTAGATGAGTGCGCTGCTATATTAAAACGTCACCTAGGTGATCATTTCAGCCTGGATCTTATCGCGAGCGCTCGAGTCACCGCGGAGTCCATCGTCGAATCTGCAAAGACCATCAAAGTCAAATATGACTACCATCTACCCAAGATACCGATACCCGAAGCCGTAGCGGCCAAGACAACCGACTACGATAAGCAGCTCTACCTACTTTTGATGTCCAAGATAAAGAAGCACGGAAGATGGTCGGACGATCCAGTATACGTCCAGCGCTTCAAGAAGGAGCTCGACGTCATCTGGAAGAATTCCAAGTTGAACTTCATCCCGTATTTCTTGATGTACGAGGATATCTGCTCGTACGCCAGATCTCAGGGAATCCTGCAGAACCTAGCGCGTGGATCTGCTGGTGGTTGCTTGATCTCATATTATCTAAAGATCATTCACATCGATCCAATAAGAGAGAATCTACCGTTTGAGCGGTTCCTGTCGCATGCGCGCATAAACGCGAACTCTTTCGCCGATATCGATTGTGATTTTGGCCAACGAAGTCCAATACTTAAATACTTAGCCGATAAATACCAAGCTGGCTTCGCGCAGATCGGCACGTTTCAGCGTTTCAAGACTAAGAACGCCATCAAGGACGCGATGTACGCGATCTTCGGCCGCAACCGCGCCGATAAAGAAATCATGGATGTCTGCGATACGATCCCAGACTCGCCGCAGGGTCTCGACGAGGAGAAGTTCTTATACGGTTATATCGACTCTGAGGGTGTGCCCCACAAGGGGCAGCTAGATCAAAACGATGTGCTTAAGACTTTCTTTGCTCAATATCCTGAGATCGAGCATATCACGCGCCGCTTGATCGGCCTTCCTAAAGGCATGGGTCGACACGCGTCCGCCTTCGTGATATCCACGCTTGATCTATCATCTGACCGAGTGCCTACCATGCTGTTTGACGATCCAGATATCGGCAAGGTAGCAGTAACCCAGTTCGAGGCGCCGATGATCGAGAAGTCTGGTCTCGTGAAAGCCGACATTCTGGGACTCACGACCATCAAGACCTTAGAAAGCGTAGTCGGTCTCATTAAGACCAGGACTGGGACTGATCTTCTGGAAGAAGACGACGACGGCGTGCAGTTGCTATACAGACTTCCAGAGGATAAGAACGTATACGAGGATTTCTATAGGCGCAAGACGGATTCGTCGTTCCAGTTCAACACTGATCTTATTAAAGGCTACATACAGAAGTTCGCACCAATAAAGCGTCAAGATTTATCTGACCTTACGGCGCTTTGTCGCCCTGGTGCATTGGATGTTGAGTTTATCCCTGGCGTTTCAGCTACGCAGTTCTATATTGACGTACGGAACGGCGTACGTGAGCCGGAATACATACACGAAGACCTAGCCGAGATACTGGCCGAGACCAATGGCGTCGTCGTCTATCAGGAGCAGCTGATGGCGATCTTGGTGCGCTTCTGCGGTTACTCGCTTGAAGAATCAGATCAGATTCGTTCCGCTATCGCGAAGAAGAAGCGAGACGTGATGCTGAAGGCTTTTGATAGGATTCGCTCTGAAACGCAGAAATTAGGCTGGACGTTGGAGCAAGCGAACAGGCTTTGCGATGTCGTAACTGCTTATTCTAATTACAGTTTTAACCGCAGTCACAGTTGCTTAGCCCCAACTCAGAAGGTCATGACGCCAGATGGTCCAATCCAGGTATCGAATTTAAAGTCAGGTGATCTTGTCATTGGAGCAACACAGGACGGGACGCAGATATGCGCCGCTTCAAACGTGTGGGTCGTTGGGCATAAGGACGTGTATGAGGTAGAATTAGAAGACGGCAGTGTAATAAAGCTCACTGACGATCATATGATTGCTACTGAAGACGGTTGGGTCTCAGTAAGAGAAGCTTTTGAGAACGGTATCGAAATACTATGCGTAAACACATTAACTGCGAATGCGGAAAACGAATAACGTCTAATACTTGGGCCATCCATTTAAAGAGTGCTAGATGTTCAGTCTCCCCAGAGCGCAAAGAGTTTTTGATAAACATTCTTTCGCTAAATACTAAACACGGTTATGCGTGGTCTCTTAAACTCGGTCTCGATGCTACTAAAGATTACAAATGGTTCTACTCAGTTATAGACGGCTCATCCAATCTAGATGATTGGACATTTTCCAGACCAAGAAAAATTGGATCAATACCACCTTCGACATTGAAGCGTTTTTCAAAAGAGCGTTCTGGTAGCAATAATCCAGTAACAAAAGTTCACGCTAAAAATCACGATCTTGAAGAGATGAAAGAATTTGCCAAATTAACTTTCAAATCGATCCAAGATCGCGGCGGTTCTTTCAGGGAGATGATCTCAATACTAGAATCTAAATACCCAATGTTTAAATATCAGTTTGCAGATACCAAAGTTAGTCCTAAAAGAGATAGAGGATTCAATAAAGAAAATCATATATTAGCGATATTGCTTGATATGGAAGTTAAAGAGATCATAAAGATTAGTCATAAGATGCGTGGTGCGTCAATCTCAAAGGGTCAAAACGCTAGCGAGAAATTTAAGAATTTAGCGTCTCAGCACGCGGCGAGTCTAATGTCCTCGTTGCGGATCTCTAAGCCACAAAGAATATTGTATAATATGATTAAATCTGTAGATCCAAAGGCCACCTTGGAAAAACCAATACGCTATAATGACGTGCACAAAGCATACGACATACATTCACCAGCTATAAATGCTTTGATCGAGATGCATGGAAGAGTGTTCCATGACCCTTCCAAAGCCAAAGGAAAGCTGGTTGAAATTGCTGTAGCAAACGTTAAAAACGACGCTTTAAAGAAAACAATAGCAGAATCCATTGATATGAAATATATAGTTTTCTGGGACGATGAGTGCCAGGCGTGGCAGGATTCTATAAAAATGCTATATAATTTGGAGCCAATATCGTATGCTGAAGCAAAAAATAAAGTCGATGCGGTTAGTAGGAAAGATGCCGGTCTATGATATCGAGGTCCCAGATACTAGAAATTTCGTTCTAGATAACGGCGTTGTCGCCCATAATTGCGCATACGCACAACTCGGCTACATCACGATGTACCTGAAGCATCACTACCCGCTTGAATGGTGGACCGCTGAACTCAACAACTCCGACGAGAACAAGATCCGTCACTACGTCTCTATCCTCGGCGATCAGATCACGCCACCTTCGCTAAAGCATCCAGCCGATAAGTTCACTATAGTCGGCGACAGGATCGCCGCGCCTTTGTCAACTGTAAAAGGTCTTGGTCCATCGTCTATCAAAGCGATCATCGCTCGTGGACCATACGAATCAGCTGAAGACTTCATCCGCAAGATGTCCGGTGCCGTAAACTCGTCACATTTCGTCGCCCTCCTTAAAGCCGGCGTATTCGATGAATGGGCACTAGACGGCGCGTCGGTGCCTGAAACAAGAGCCAATCTCATCAAGACCTACAAATCCATCAAGAAGGTCAAGACGTTCAACGGCGACACCTTGGATCTCACCCCGCTTGGTATCTTCCTTGGTCAGCGCGATACCTATAAGTGTTTTAATAAGGCGCTGATAGCAGATTCATTTATACGTCGTGAGATATCGGCCATTTGGCCGTCTATGCGCGAGACCAAGATGAAGGATATCCCGATGGCTTTCGGTACCTCGCCTACCATTCCTGTGATATCTTCTATTAGTGTTGCGGCAAAACTTATAGAATCTAAGGAAAATTCTGATTCTAATGATGACATAAGGGTGGCGATGATCGGTCTTTTCCAGTCGTCAACCCATCGCAGCGGGACCTCTAAAAGAGGGACACAGTGGTCCAAGGTAGATGCCGTTATATCAGATGGTCTTTCAACCATAGAATGCACGCAATGGAAGCAGAAGCGAGCATTTCGATATCCAGTAAACTCACTAGTATATGTTATGGGTATCTTAAAAAGGGGATGGAAAGGTTCGCCTTCTTTAGAGATATTAGAGATAGACAGGATCGAACGATCAGATACCAGCAAGCGCAGATCTTCTTAAAGTATAAATAAAATGCCTAAAGAAAAGGAGATACGATGGACAGCGTTTTTGTAATCACTCAAAATCCGCCGAAAGAATTATCGACCAAAGAAATGGTCATAGCCAAACCGCTTTTTCTCGACGAGGTAAGAGTTAGCTTTAAACGTAAAGGTAGTCGTCCAACACTAGGTCCAAACTATCTTCGTGCTATCGCCGAAGAGATTGGTCGTCGCTACGACAAGACATTCAATCCGTTTCGTAATGTCGTACCGACTGATTATGTTGGACGAGTGTGCGAATCAGATGAAGCTGTGGCTGAGGTCATCCATGAGATGTTTCAAACTCGCTATCCAGTAATCTATCAAAGATACTACGAGACACTGATCCGGGCCAGACCCTTCTCAATTAGGGTGATATATTTCACGGGGAACCCCGATGATGCTGTGGTTTTTAAACGTCTCGGTATTACACAGATCCAGGAAGATGAGGTATATCGCCATCTTGGATTGTCAAAACCAACCGTTACGCATAAAGTTATCTCCAAAGTAGAAGTATCTAAAGCAACACGTCCAGTACCTGCAGCTTCTCAATCTCAAAATGACGAGATGTCAAAGACTCTAGAAATACTAGCAAATTCTGCCCAAGAACCAATCCTAGACAAGCCTAAAGAAGTTGCTGCGTCTTTAAATACCGAATCTATGCTATCTAAACCTATCCAGCGCCAATCAGCCCTTAAAAAGAATTGCTCGGATGCTGAGACTCCGGTCGTAACTGCTCAGAAACAGGCTTAAGGTATAATATTAAAACCTAATATCGGGTATCAAACCGCCTACGCAGGCAAAAGGAAATTAAAAAATGGTAAAAAGTAATCTCAGGCTCAATCTCGAATCTCTAAAAGAGCGCAAAGAATGGAAGCGCCACGCCGTTAACCCGGGAGAGAATATTTATCGCATTCTCCCACCTTTTGGTGAGAATTCTGATGGTTACGCGTATAAACGTTGGGTAATCGCATGGCTTGCTGATCCCCAGACCGGACGCCGTCGCCCGTATGCTTCACCGCGTTCTTTCGGGGAAGATGCTTGTCCAGTCTCAGAATACGTTTCTCTCTTGGAGAAGAAAAAGGAGAAGCTAGAAGCTGCCCTTAAGGGTCGTGGCGCATCTCGCGAAGAGACCAAAGAAGCGTTGAAGTCATTCAACGACGTTCTTTGGAACATTAAACCAAAAGCTTCATACGTTTATAATGCCTGCAACAAAGCCGGTGAGGTTGGTCTTCTCGAGCTCAAGAAGACCGCACACGACGCCATGAAGAAGCAAATGATGCAGTATGTGACCGACTACGGTCAAGATCCTACCTCCTTAGTATCTGAGCCAGATGACTCTGGTATTTGGTTTAAAATTCGCCGTGACGGCGAGGGTACAGATACAGAATATTCTGTAGCTAAAAACCAGTCTAAGAAGAAGACAGCAGAAGGCATTGTCTGGGTTGACGATAGAGACTCTCTACCGACCAACGTTATGGAAAACTACGACAGTCTCGGCTATGACCTTACCACCATCTACAAGCGTCATTCTTACGATGAGCTTCGTCAGGTACTTCTAGCTAATCTAGCTAATCTTTATGCTCAGTATCCAGAAGCTCGGATGGACGGGTTTGATGCTGGTTCAGATGAAGAAGAAGAAGTCATTGCTCCAATTCCCAAACTGAAGACCACACCCAAGAATGC